ACTGGCACAGCATTTCGATACAACGGATTTATTGCAACCAGTGGTACTCCATTGCAAGTATTGCTAGATAACGCTCAAGAGGCAGACGAGGAGATAGCATTGCGCCGTTACAACGCATCCGTCGATCAGCAAGCTGCGTTAGAGTCTGCAACCGAGCAAAGGCTACAGGCAAGACTTGAAAGAATGCGCGGCGCTCAGGCTCAAAGAGCTGGCTATTTTAGGGCGGCATCTTCTCTGCTTTCCGGTGGCTCCAAGATTGCTCAGATGGGGGGTAATTAGTGAAAGTTCCTACATACAGAGCACAAACCCGCATGACAGCAGACGTTGGCGCTAGGCCAATGAGGGTTCGAGCTACGCCTGAAGAGTTTGGTGCTGGGGTTGCTAGAGCTACAGGCAGACTTGCCGAGCAAGCTGGCGATGTTGCGTTTGGCATACAGCAGCAGCGTCAAAGGGAAATAGCAATAGAACAAGAGCGCCAAAGACGCATTGCTGAAAAAGAGGCTGATGTTCAGCGTCGCATTGATGAAGGTGAGTTTAAGGTTCAGTACACCGAAGCTATAACACTAGCCGCCGAAGAAGCCGCTTTGCAGCCCGAAGATCAGCAAGAAGCCTTCTTTGACAATGCTGTCGCAAACATCCGAAACAAGATTCCGACTCGTTTTGATGATCCAGTACAGCAACAACTTCTTGATCTGGACGTAGAGTCATACGCTGTCAGTAAGCGCGTAGGGGTTCGACGCACTGCAAACCAGGCTCGAATCGAAAAAGGCATGAGTGTATTCGCACAGCGAGAAACTCAGCTTATTAATCAATCGATCTTTGGTAAAAACCCCACCGAGCGTGTTACTGCTGAAAATGATTTGCGTCGGTTATACGAAAGCAATGAAGCTGTCGAATACTTTACGCCGTTTGATCTAGAACGACGTACTAATGCAAGTCAGCAAAAAATCTCGTATGAGCGAGAAATATTGCGAATTAATGGCATAGAAGATCCAGATCAAGCAGTGGCTTATATTGAGTCTCTCGATAAGAAGCCTCCACCTGGGCTTGATCCTACCGATATTGATCGCTTAAAGGCAAAAGCAAAAAGTGAGGTCGGAAGAAAAACGGAGGTAGTCAAGGCGCTAAGGTCCGACCTAAAGGAAGATATATCTTCTGCAGATACCATTATTAGTAATGGCGATATCGTTAATCAGAGCACGCTTGATGAAATGGCAAAGCGGGTCATTACGTTGCAGGATGAGGATATCTCAAGACGATACAACGATATGGTAGAGTCAAATGAGGATCTCAAGGTTTTGCATGGATCTACTGGCCCAGTAATTTTGGAATTAGTGCAAGAGGCTCGGGCAATGCCTACTGCCGGCCTGTCTATTGACGAACAAAAACGTCGATCAGATTTTATTAAGAATGCAGAAACTTATTTGGGAAGCATGGATTCGGCATTCCAAAAAGGGCAAGTTCTTGATTTTCTTGGAAAAACTGGATCAATAAGTGTTCAGCCGTTTGATCTTAATGACATCAGCAGCTCTATTGACAGAAGGCTAGATGAATTACGCGCTACTAAGCCGTATGTTGTCTATGACGAAAGACTTGGTCCCGCATACGAAGCTAATTTTTTTACTCAAAATGAAGCGCAATCCGTAGTCAGTTATATCAATCGAGCTACTCCAGAAGAGAAAGGCATGCTTGCTTTGACGTTTCAAAAAGCATCGTCTCAAGCGCCACAAATCTGGGAGCAGATATCTGAGAAGAATGGACAGCTATTTGCTATGGCTGGTGCTATTGGCGATATAGATACGGCAAGCCTTATATTCCAAGGCGATGCAATGTTGCGTCAAAAAACAGTTTCCAATCCAAGCCAACGGGACTATCTCACCGTGTTTAGTGATTATGTTGGCGACACATATCGTAGACCTGGTACTGCGGGTGAGGATGAGGCCATTGTTATCAACGCGGCGCTAGCTCATTACGCTGCCACTCGTACCGATCCTACTGAGTTTTCAGAAGATGAGTTTGTTGCCTCGATTGATGCTGTTACCGGCGGTATTGGTGAGTACAATGATTATAGACTTGAGCTTCCTAGGGGCTTAGATCAAGACGTGTTTGAGGATATCGTAGACGAATTTTCACCTGAGATGCTGAGGTTGTTTGCGCCTGATGGCGTAACGGGGTACACCGACGAGCAAGCAGTATCAAGATTAAAAAACTCTCGCTTGGTCAATAGCGGAATGGGTGGGTACTACGTTGTAGATCCTGGTTCTGGCATGGTTCAGCTTTTTGCTAAAAACTCTATGGGTGTTGAGTCGCCGGTAGAAATTATGATCAGCGAGGAGTTATTAGACTATCTGCCTTCTAGATACAGAGTAGCGCCGCCTACCAGAAAGGGAGTTCCAATACTCTAATGCCTTTCGTCTCTGGAAAAGACCGTCGAGGTCTTGAATCTATGTTGCGGCCACCCGCCGTAGCGCCCGAGGTTCAAGATGATCCGACATTCGGAGAAACCTTTTCGGCTGCGGTTGGACTAACAATTGATGAAAACCTGTCTATCTCTAGCTTGCTCAACAAGGAGATGTACCAAGAGAGGCGAGTAAACGCAATTAACCTAATTAACCAAGGCATCGTTGATCCAGAGTCATATCAATATGGTGATGGTCGATTTGACTTCAATAAGCTATCGCGCGATTTAGAAGATACCGACTACTCAAACTTAATTAAGACTGACCGCGTATTGCGAGATGAAAGAAATACCATGCTTGCGCGTCGTCGGGCGTATGCAGAATCAGTTCTTGCTGAGGGTCCAGGCACAGCGCAATTTGTTGGTAGCGCTACGGCATTCATGCTTGACCCTATCAATATAGCAACCATGCCAATAGCTACAGTAACGACAGCATCCAAAGGGCTGACAGCGTTTGGTACGGCATTGCGCACGGCAGGCACCACTGCAGCACTTACAGCAGGAACAGAAGCAGCTATTCAGCCATTTGTTTATGCTCACAAAGAAGATATTGAATCTCCCTATTCCGCACAGGATGCAATAGCAGCGATTGTTACTGCTGCTGCGGGTGGGGCTGCAATAGGTGCGGTTACAGGTGGCATTGCGGGCTACTTTAGGAACGCAAGAACAAAAACATCGGAAGCGCTAACTGAAGAGCCAGCAATCACAAACCAGGACTCTATACGTCGCGCTGAGGTTGGCGAGCCTACTGAGCCACCATACACAGTCCCAGAACAACTATCTCAAGCAGATAGATCGCTTGAGGAGATAGCAGATTATATTGACGCTCTCAATGCAGCTAGAGATCCGACTCCGATTAGAATTATGGATGAGGAATATGAGCTTTGGTTAAGGGGTGAGTTCGATACACTTGAAGGCGTTAAAAAGTCTACTGTAAAAAAGCTAGAGCAAGAGCAGCGCAAACTCAGCAAATCAAAAAAAATGGTGGGCTGGGTCAAAGAAAAAGGCGGTCTGAATAAAAAAATATTTGCAGCTGAAGGCATAGATCCCGAGGTGTTCAAAAAGGGCAGGTTCCCACCTGGCTTTTGGCGAGCAGGCGATCAAGGCATGACGCCTGATATGCTTGCCGAGCGATTGCTAGATGATCCTGATATTAGTGTTGCGGCCATTCCAGATTTGACCTCTCCGGTTGCGTTTACTGCTAACGATGCTTTTGACTGGGTGGAAACAGTAATCAACAACCCAGGTATGTATAGAGATCCGACAGTCCAAGCTCGTATTGATGACCTCGATGCGCGTATTAAAGAAGTAGAGGAAGCTCCTGTAGGCGATCCGCTAGAGCAGGTCTATCGCGACGCATCTCGTCAACGCATGATAGACGAGTCGGAATATCTTCGAGAATGGCAGTCCAAGATGGACTCTAGCAACGAAGCTACGCGCTTGCCAGAAGACTATCCCGTGCCTGAAGAGCCGCGTCCTGTGGATATGGCTGTTATAGATCGAGAGCGAGAGCTGATGCAGTTGCAGGGTACGCAAGAATCTTATGATTTAGCAATGGAAGCCTATAACCAGCTACCAACAAACAAGCGGAAGGTTTTTGTTGAGGGGGAAGAGGTAAGCGCTGATACGCTCATCAAAGAGATTGACGATCAGTTGGAAGATATAAACAACTTGATAAGGTGTGTGCGCGGTGAGTGATTTTGCTACTTGTATACCAAAGACCGCTGCCAAGCTGCCGGAAGAGGTGCGCCGTCTTTTAACGGAGTCCGATGACCCTGATCGCGTTCTGAACGAATATGTGACCACGCTGTCTGTCAAAAAGAAAGAGGCGGCATTCCAGGCTGTTCGACTGGCAGAAGCAGCAGATAACATCGCATCTCATCCAAGCGGATTCTATGATGGCCTGATGTCTTTAATGGTCAAAGATGCCAAAGGCAAGGCTAGATATCAAAATGTTGATAAGCTGCAGCAGTACTATCAAGGTCTAATGCACTCCAGGCTATCTGGCATGTTGGCTCAGTTCCGAACAAAGGGACTAGGATTTCTGCAGGACGAAGAAAATTTAGAGAAGTTTATCCGTGCTGTTTATGGCGAAACTACTGATGATGCCACGATCAACCAGTGGGCCAAGGACTGGATACAAACGACCGAACTAGCTCGTCGATTAAAGAATCGGAATGGCGCATCAATATCAAAGAACGAGAAGTTCTTGATGCCGCAAAACCATGACGCTAGGGCGCTAATGAAGGTCGGCAAGGATGCTTGGAAAGAACAGATTCGTCCTATGCTTGATCGGCGCTCGATGCTTGATGATGCTGGAAAGCCGCTTACTAACGAGCAGTTAGAAGACTTGCTCGACTATGCATATGAGTCAATTACGACACACGGCCTCAACAAGGTGGAGGATTTAACAGTTCCTCGATTAGGCAAGAAGCTGTCTCGACGCGGATCAGAGCGGCGTATTCTTTATTTCAAAGATGCTGAATCCTGGATGACCTACCAAAAAGACTTTGGTAAAGGCGATTTGTTCACGACACTAACCGACTGGATTGATAGCAACGCACACGACATTGCATTGCTTGAGGTTATGGGGCCTAATCCAAACACAACATACGCTGCGCTTAGGGCGTTAGGCGAAAAGCAGCAAGCTCTTACGCTCAGTCAAAAGCGTATGGCGGATGCTACCTTTAGCGTGATATCAGGAAAGACCAACCAGGGCGAAGTGACCAGTCTTGCAGATTTTTTCCAAGGGTTCCGCAATGTCATTACTGCGGCGTTCTTGGGCAAGGCATTCTTATCTGCTATCTCTGATGTGGGCTTTCAGATCATTACCACGCGATATAACAACGTACCCACCATTAAGACGCTAGGCCGTCAGCTTAAAATGCTATCTCCGTCTAGCATAGAAGATCAGAAAGTGGCGGTACGTATTGGTTTAATTGCAGAAGCATGGATCAATCGCACACATTCCGCGAATCGTTATGCCGACGTGTACGGCACTGGCGCTACAGCTAAGATAGCAGATGCGGTTATGCGAGCATCACTGCTAAAGCCTTGGACTGATGCCGGTCGTAAAGCATTTGGCATGGAGTTTGCCGGACTGTTAGCCGATAACTTTGGCAAAAACTTCAACGACCTTGATGATGGATTGCGTAGGGCCATGCAAACGTATGGCATTACAGTCAATGACTGGAACCGATTCCGCAAAACTCCGCTGGTAGAATTCAAGGGCGCAACATTCGCTGACATGACTCAGGCAGGTGGCAAGAAGTTCCACCAGATGATTATGTCGGAGACAGACTTTGCAGTACCTACGCCCGATGCCAAGGTAAGAGCTATCACTACTGGTGGCCTGCAGCGAGGCACAATTTCAGGCGAGGCATGGCGCTCTGCGTTTTTAATTAAGTCGTTCCCAATCACGATTGCTACAACGCATTTCTATCGAACGGCTATCCAGGCGACCATGGGCCAGAAAATTGGCTACGGCGCTGCGCTCTTAGCAACTACGACTGTATTTGGTGGCATCGCATTGCAAGCAAGAGATATTGCTGCCGGCAGAGACCCACGCCCTATGAACAATCCCGAGTTTTTCGCTGCGGCTTTGCAACAAGGCGGCGGGCTAGGCTTGATGGGAGACTTTATATTCTCTGATACCAACAGGTTTGGAGGCGGAATTGCTGAAACTATTGTTGGGCCAGTGGGCGAGTTAGCTGATACCGGCCTAAAGTTTACACACGGCAACATTAGAGAGCTTATTCAGGGCGAAGAAACGCATATTTTAGGTGAGTCTATTGATATCGTTGAGCGATACACGCCAAGCATCTGGCAGATTCACATGTTTAAGTCGTCATTTTTTGATCAACTTGAGATGATGGCTGATCCCGATGCAGAAAAAAAGTACCGGCGTCTTATGCGAAAGCGAGCGGTAGAGTACAATCAGGACTATTGGTGGCGCCCAGGCGAGCCGCTACCCAGACGTGCTCCTGAGTTTGAGGGAATTATTGAGGACTAAACATGACAGTATCCAGCAGCATTAGCTCTGTTAGCTACTCCGGCAACGGCGCAACGACCGGGTTTTCGTATACGTTCAAGATATTCGCGGACAGCGATCTTGTCGTCTCGCTCAAGAACAATACCACCGGCGTATCTACTACTCAGACCCTAACTACTGATTACACTGTATCGGGCGCAGGTAGCGCTTCTGGCGGAAATGTCACATTTGTCACAGCTCCACCAAGCGGCAACACCGTCATTATTCGTCGCGTATTGCCTTATACACAAGAGACTGACTACACAGAAAACGATCCATTCCCGGCTGCATCGCATGAGGATGCGCTTGATAAGCTGACTATGCTGACTCAGCAGAATCGTGATGAAGATGCGATCAAGCTACCAGAAGGCGATGTCACCTCTGGCATTAACAACGTCGTGCCTAATGTCGTAGATCGAGCTAATACGCTGCTGGGCTTTGATGCTACCGGCAACGTCATTGTCGAACCGTTTACATCAAGCAGCCTAAACACGACTGTCACCCAACAAGCGCTTACAGGCAACGGCTCTACTACTGTATTTACCCTGGCGTCTAATCCTGGCGCTGCGGGTGTTGGCGTATCTATCTACATTGATGGTGTTTACCAGGAGCGCGACACCTACAGCATTAGCGATACTACGCTGACCTTCACCGAGGCACCGCCAAACAATGCCAGCATCGAGGTGCTGAACTATCGCATAACAGATATCGGCACGGCTGATGCTAACAATGTCACCTATTCGCCAAACGGATCTGGCGCAGTACAGACCACAGTACAGACCAAGCTAAGAGAAAGCGTTAGCGTCAAGGACTTTGGTGCTGTTGGCGATGGCGTGACAGATGATACTGCGGCTATACAGGCGGCGCTTGACGTTGGCGGTAAAGTTATTTTGCCAGAAGGCACGTATAAAGTTACCTCACTAACTATTTCTGATGGAAGCGATCCTTTCTTGCAAGGCGATGGATCAGAAAATACAAAGATACAAGCAAGCCAAAATGTTACTGCGCTAATTTCATTTAACACTGAAGGTCATACAAACTTTGGTTATGGTGGCGGTTTAAGCGGCATCGAAATTAACATGGGTTCGTTTACCGGAAGAGCTTTAGATGTAGTCGGATGGAAGGCGGCAGTATTTGATGATCTGCAAATTTATGCAAATACAGGCGAAGCAATCAGAGTAACTCAAGCAGATACGACTGTTGCTGATAATAGAGAGCCAGCCCACAATCAATTTAAAAGAGTATTGGCTAGTACAGCGTCAGGTAATTGCTTATTGATTTTAGCAAGAGATGTAACTAATGGCGCTCCGCAAACAGTTGGGCTTTCATTTGAATCGTGTCAATTCTCATCTGACGACGATGATGTTGTATTGTTTCAATTAGATTCAACATCTATTGCAACACCAGCAATACAGCGAATTTCATTTACTTCATGCTTTGCTTTTATCAAAGCGAATAACAAAACAGCGTATTATTTTGACAACAATGATTCGTCAGGAAACATTGCAAATATCACATTTATTGGATGTCATGCAGAAGCAAGCCCCACAACTACTCCTACAGGCACTATTGGTTTGAGTTTTGATGCAGTGGCTTCTAGTGTAATTTCCGGTATTTTTTATAACGGCGAGCTTGCAGTAGCAGATAGGTTTACAAAAAGTTCGACGGGAATTATTCGATCAATAGATATTTCATCGAACAAAAACAATTTGCAAAGGACATTTGTTGAGGGGATTCAAATTGAGAACCCTGTTAATGCTCCGGCAAAAATTATCATGCAAGCTGGCGATTCAACAGAGCAAGATCAACTCATTGAATTTAGAAATAGATCAGGCACTAAGCAATACACATTTGGATATGAAGCAAATACGCATCTAGAAGTAAGAGATGATGCGGATGTTGTAAGGTTTAGAGTTTTGCAGGCGGGAGCTGTTTATTTCTTTAACTCTTCTGGCGCAACCCAGATGGCTATTTTTGATAACAAAAATATCGAAATGGAAGAAGATTTAACAGTAAAGGGTGACAGAGTTAAATTTACCAATTTACCAACATCGAGTGCGGGCCTGCCATCCGGTGCGCTTTATAACGACTCTGGAACAATTAAGATTGTATGACCCTAACTGACTTCAACAACCGATACAGCTACAAGTTCGATCCAAAGGGTCGGGATCAGTGGCGCGTGTTGAAGCCTAATGCACTGAACGAGTACCACGGCGATTGCGAGGTTGTGCTATGAAAATTAATGCTATGCCGCCTATCGAGTTTTTGAATGATTGTTTTGAGTATTGCGATGGCAAGTTGCTATGGAAGCACCGTAGCTTTGTTGCTCCACGAGTGAACTCAAGATGTGCTGGCAAAGAGGCTGGGTCTATTGGTATTAATGGATATAGATATCTGTCAGTGGTATATGAAGGCAAGACACAGAAATTGCTTGCTCATCGCGTGGTCTATTACATGCACAATCCCGACTTTGACCAGTCCTTATTCGTAGACCATATTGATTGCTCACCCGGCAATAATCGGATTGAAAATTTGCGAATCGTATCAACGTCTGAAAACATGAAAAACAGAGATGCTACTAAATCAAGCAAGTCTGGATACAAGAACATATTCAAGATCGGTAAAAAGAATCGCCCTTGGGTTGTTCAGATAAGCAAAGAAAAGTACAAGCGTCATCATGTTGGTAGCTTTGCGACGCTAGAGGAAGCTATTGAGGCTCGTAATTTAGCGCAAGAAGAGGCTGGCTATGTCCGTTAATGACTTCTTTGAGAAATACGAATACAAGTTTGATCCCAAAGGCCGGGATGAATGGCGTGTTCTTGTTGAGGATAGCGACGGAAAGTATCGTGGCGATTGCGAGGACGCATCACTTTCTGTCTTGTACTACGTGATCTGCAAAGAGTCATGGCTTAAATTCTGGTGGTTGCTGTTTACCTTTGAGGCCAAGCTCTGCTATGTCGTAACTAAGACAGGCGGTGGCCATGGAGTGCTGCGCTACGGCGATATGTACATTGATAACTGGACCCAGGACTGGGTGAACAAGGCTCAGATGGAGCAGCTAGGACACCAGTTCCACGATTGGAGATTCATCCCTACTACTGTCGCCATTAAGATGGTAATGGCAAAACTGAGAGGCTGATATGGCATTAACGAAAGCACATAGCAGAATGCTGGAAAACATAGTTTCTGCTGTAAACGTCAAAGATTATGGGGCTAAAGGTGATGGCGTCACGGATGATACAACTGCCATTCAAAACGCAAACAATACTGGTAAACAATTATTTTTTGATGGCTCCTTTAAGGTTAATACTCCAATTGTTTTGAGTAAAAAGCCAATTGTTGCCGATGGCGCATTTTCTATTACAGATTGTATTTCGGGAGTTCCATTTTCAAGCAATGGCACAACTCCAGATGAAATTTCTTTCATTCAAAAAACTCCGCAAACTGGATTGATGTCTGCTCCGCAGATGATTGATATCAATATAGCAAACAATGAATTGACATCTATGAGCAATTCATCAACCAGCAGTGACTCATTTGGCACCTATTATCTATTAGATTCAGCCAACACCAGCAGATCGAATGAAATAGATATTACAAATACAGAAGGCTTTTATATTAGAGTTGGCTATAACGGAAGACATATTCCAAGACTTATTGTTGAGTACAAGGACTCTGGAAGCTCATATCTTTCAACAACAAGGATAAATTGGTATGGCTCTGGCGCAGAGGATCAATCTATCCCTACTGATAAAATTGTTTATGCAGTAGCGTATGTGCCTCAATCATTAATAAACACCTCTGCGGCTAAGTTTCAATTTGCAGTAGAAACGGCAGACTTTTCTCCAACAACAAACAAGGGTGATGTAAAGATTTATCATTTAGACATCATCGAAAAAAATGAGATTGTAAATTACAAAGCAAACGGATCTTTTGGATTGCCGTTAAAAGGAGTAAGCAAGCAATCAATTCAAAACCAAATATCTTGGCTTAATAATTCACTTACATTTGCTGAAATCCAACAAGACTTAAAGAACCAAGCGGAATTTTATAAGGCGTCTGGCGTAAGGATTCAACTGCATTTAGATGCGGGAATGAATAAATCGTCTGATATTTATAGTGGTAGCTTTACTGAAAATTGCACAAAAAATTTAAAGCGATTTTTTATTGCTTGCAATGTACTTGGTCTGTCTGCCGTTGTTTGTGTTTTTGGCCCTCAATATCAGGCGAGCTTTTCGTACACTATGGATCACGATGCACAAACAAACTCATCCAAAAGAGATGGTTATGTAAGTGCACTCGAAGATTTAATCGATTTAATTGATGACTTTGAAAGCGTCAAGGCTTATGACTTAGTAAATGAGGCGGCATATATGCTGTCTGATGACTCATCGACAACATATACATATGAGCAACACGCAACACTTATGGACGCACTTGCTACTGCCGCGAGGGCTGTTACTAAAAAGCCTATAATTTATAGCATGGCTGATGGTTACCACGGCAGTCAGGGATGGTTTTATTTAGATGCTGATTTATATGACTGCATAGATCAACATGGATATTTTGAGCCTTACAGAAATTACATTGGCAGAAGCCTTGACAAGGTAAGGATTGTTGGAGAGCTAGGCCCATCTAGCGGCGCTTCAACCGAAACGCAAAAAATAGGCGAAACTAGAGAAGGTTTCGTTTTGGGTAAAAACAATTCGTGTGCTGTTTATTTTTGGGAAAGAAGCGGTCGGTATTATTCTTCTGGATCGGTAGTAACCGCAAGCGCTGGCGCATCTTCAGCTTACGCAAATTTGATATAGGTATTGATTATGACTATTAAACACTTAGGTGGGATTTTTGGAAGAAATCCAGAATTTAATGACGTAACAATTGAAAACGATTTGATTGTTGATTCAGATACGCTTGTTGTGGATTCTGCAAATAATCGTGTTGGCATTAGGCAAGATACCCCCACACAAACATTGCACGTTTTTGATAGATCTAGCGTAAACAGCTCTTCAGATATAGATATTGCAAATTTCATGTCTAATACTGCTGGGCTTGGAGGAACAGGATTTAAGTCTGGAATTAGAATTCAGCAATCTGGAGACTCAGACAAGGCAGTTAGAATTACGTCGATTCAAGAGTCAGACTATTCAAACCTAATCAGCATGGGTTTTGAGGTGTCTAATTCTGGTGCTTCTGCACCATACGAAGCCTTTAGAGTAGATTATTCTGGGAACATATTGCTTGGCGGTACTCAAATACCAACATCGTCATCTGGTAATTTGGTGATGTTCAATGGTGCCGCACCAAGCGCAAGCGTAACAAACGGCATTGTTCTTTATGCTGAAGATGTATCGGCGAGCTCCGAGTTAAAAGTAAGAGATGAGGCAGGTAACGTCACTACGCTTTCACCTCACAACTTTGAGTTGATTCCAGAAGGGCCGTCCGAAGATATGGCATGGTCTTATTATTCAGAGAAAGATGGCAAGCGCATTAACGTAGATATGTTGAAGGCCATACGTGTGCTTGAGAAAATGAGCGGCGAACAATTAGTTTATGAGGATTAAACCATGTCAAGCGAAGTATTAAAGACCATTACAGCCGAGAACACATTCAGCGATAATTTAGTCATACAGGGTTACTTTAACCTTTCTATCACTGGTATCGCTGGCGGCACTATCGTTACAGTTCAGCGTCAATCAGGCGTAGACTTAAAGGTATATAAAGATGTTGATACCTTTTCATCGGATATTGAGACGTATGGCTATGAGCCAGAAGCCATTCGGTATAAAATTGGCGTCAAGACGGGCGACTTTGGTTCAGGCACCTGCAAAGTACGCCTGGGACTGATTGGCCGGGGCCATGGCACTACTACTCCGATTCGATGATATGGATGACCAGGCGGTACGACTCAACAGGATCGAAGGCAAGCTAGATAAACTGGCCGAAGCCATGACCATGATCGCTCGAGTAGATGAAAAGATCGTTGCTAGTCAGGCGCGAACCGATCGTCTTGAGTACCGTCTTGATGAGCAAGAGTCGGACATCGACAAACTGAAATCTATTGTCGGATATAATTCGCAAAGCGTCAGAGTAGCCGAGCGCTTTGTCTGGATTCTTATATCGTCGATGATTGGGTTAGTGACTTACTACCTCAAGGTATAGCTATGATCCAGCTTTTAGCGGCACTGCTACCTGATGCACTTAAAATCCTCGATGACTATATACCGGATAGAGATGCTGCACAGAAAGCTAGAGATCAAATCAACGCGCGCCTGGTCGATGCCGCTACTCAGGCAAACTTGGCGCAAATCGAAACCAATAAAACAGAAGCACAACACCGTAGCGTCTGGGTTGCCGGATGGCGTCCTGCTATCGGTTGGTCATGTGCTGCTGGCTTTTGTTATACCTTTCTGGGTTATCCTATTTTATCTTGGCTAGGCGGCATTCTAGGCTGGCCTGTACTACCACAGATAAATACTGATATCCTGCTTGAGATGACCTTCGCAATGTTGGGCATGGCGGGTCTTCGCACCTATGAAAAAATGAAAGGCGTCACTCGATGAGACAGAGCACGATGCGTAAGTTTAAGCCGGTAGCCAAGAAAGACGGCGTGCCGGTCAAGTACACCAAAGGCGCTAAAGATCCCGAAGCAAGACGTAAAGAGATCAAGCGCACCGCAGAGCGTTATCGCAAAGGCTTACTGACTAAAGCAGAAATGGATCGAATATCACGGGAGCGTAGTCGTGGCTGAGTTCAAAGGCACTAGCACTGGGGGCTTCAGCCCCAGCATTCTAAAGAAAGTTTACAAGCGCGGCCTCGGGGCTTACTACTCCAGCGGCAGCCGGCCTAAAGTTTCGGCACACCAGTGGGCTATGGGTCGTGTAAAATCCTTTGTAAGTGGTAAAGGGGGCGCTCGCAAGGCTGATAAAGACCTGCTGAGCAAGAACAAAAAATCATGAATATCCAAAAACTGATCGAGCAGCTAAAGCGGCATGAGGGCTTGCGCCTGTATGTTTATGATGACGCTAACGGCAGGGAAGTCACGCAAGGTTACAGACTCCAAGGCCACCCTACGATTGGCGTGGGTCGGTTGCTCACTCATGGTCGAGGACTATCCACTATCGAAGTAGAGATGTTGCTAGAGAATGACATCGAGGTGGTGGTTGACGAGCTAAACAGAAACGCTCCTTGGTGGAATGAGCTGTGCGAAGCTCGCAAAGCGGTCATGGTCAATCTATGCTTTAACCTGGGATGGCCCAGGCTATCGCTGTTTGAGAACATGCTAGATGCCACAGAGAAGGGCAACTGGGATCGTGCGGCTGACGAGTTAATGGATAGCAAGTGGTTTAGCCAAGTTGGATTACGTGGGCTGGAGTTGGTAGAGCAGCTCAGAACAGGGGCGTGGCAAGACTAAGGTGATACTATGGCACCGCAATACAGTGAAGAAGAGTTAATAGAAGCCTACGAAGTTTACAAGGCAGCCGGCAGCTTTCGCAAAGCAGCTGAAGAGCTGGGCATTGACAAAAACACCGTCTCCAAAAGAGTCAGGAAATTCGAAGAGGCAAGAGATGCTCAGGACACTGAGGATACCTACGAGATTCCTGACCTACCCACCGAAGAAGTACCCACCGAAGAGCTGATAGACCGGATGACCCGAGGGTTTGAACGTCGCAAACGAGCTAAAGAAGCCAGGAGATGGATCAATGTTAAGGTTGACACTGACAAACCTATTGGGCTTGCTTTTCTGGGTGACCCTCATATTGATGACTCTGGTTGCGATTGGGCTACCTTACGCCATCATCTTGACATCATTAAGAATACTCGCGGCATGCGAGGCTGCTCGCTCGGGGACGAAATCAATAACTGGGTTGGAAGACTTTCTAGGCTTTATGCGGAGCAAGAAACAACAGCCGCACAAGGATGGCAGCTAGTTGAATGGCTCATCGAGGAAATGGATCCGCTGTTACTGATTGCCGGTAACCATGATATGTGGTCTGGCTCTGGCGACCCAGTGCAATGGATGAAGGCACCGCATCATCTTTACGAGAAGTGGTCTGCTAGGGTGCAGCTACAGTTCAGCAATGGTAAAGAGTGCCGTATCCACATGGCTCACGATATGCCAGGCCATTCGCAATGGAACCCGCTGCACGCGCAGATGAAGGCAGCCAAGTTCTTATCGACGGCTCATCTCTACATTGCTGGGCATCGGCATAACTGGGCGCTTGCCCAGGTTGAGCTACCTGAGATCGATACCTGCCCCTGGTTGGCTAGGGCACGAGGCTACAAATTTTTTGATGATTACGCGCTGACTAAGGGATATGATGAACAACAATACGGCCATGCGATTGGCGTTGTCATCGATCCTCAAGCCAAGACGCCGGCCTCGTTATTGACTTGCTTTGCTGACCTTGAGGAAGCAGCAGAGTATCTAACCTGGAAGCGAGAGAAATATGCCAGAACAGCTTGAACGTAGCCTGATGGCTAGGGCTAAAAAGATGGGTCTCAAGGGCAAGAAGAGAGATGCCTATGTCTATGGCACCCTTACCAAGATTGCAGGACCAAAAGGCTCTGAAAAAGCAGCAACCAGCGGAAAGGTAAGACGTGGCTAAAACCCCCGCATGGCAGCGCAAGGAAGGCAAGAACCCTAAAGGCGGCTTGAATGAAGCTGGCCGACGGTCAGCTAGGCGTCAAGGCATGAATCTCAAGCGACCCGTAAAATCAGGTGATAACCCTCGACGCGCTAGCTTTCTGGCTCGCATGGGTGGTATGCCTGGTCCTGAGCGTGATAGTAAGGGCAGACCCACACGACTGCTGCTAGCATTGAGAGCATGGGGTGCCAGTTCAAAAGCGGATGCTAAAAGAAAAGCTGCCGCAATCAGCAAACGCAACAAGGCGAAAGCATAATGTACGGCAAAGGCAAAAAGAAAAAACCTAAGGGTAAGTAAGTAGGATATCTAGCGCTCGTTTAGCTAGGTCAGACGCATCACCGATGTGCTGCCTGTTAGCTATTTGCTCGAGCAATAGAATAAGCTCCTCATTGATTCCGGCAACATCTTTGCAGGTCGGACAGTCACCTCTGATCCCAATCTTCCGCGATCTTATAGCGTCCCTCACCATGTCCAAATCGTTCAGGTTGTTCAACATATTTAAGCACCTCGCCCCAATGTCCTAGTTGTTTTTCAAGCTTCTTGAGCGCTGTCTTCTCTGCCCAATAGACTTGATCCTTTGTGATGCCGAGTTCTTCGGCGATATCGGTGTAGCTTCTTACTGCAAGGCCGTCAAAGCGACCATTCTTTCGGGTTCTAAAACTACGTGGCATGAACGCATCCCTCCTTGTGGTATCCGATGCCATCACAATCTAAGCAATAATCCTCTTTGCCGAATAAGTCCCGACGGAGCATTGCCTTTCTGGGTAAGCGACGATGCCACATGACATCGCCATCCCTATTGCGCGTGTAGCCAATCAAGTCTTGCTCGTATGCCCAATCTAGGCCGCGAGTGATCTCTTTAGCTGGCAAGCGCAACGCTGCTACCAGGTCGGCATCCGTTAGCCGATTAAGTGTCCAGATTTTGGACTCGACAATCCGCTGCCAGACATCACTACCGTCGGGAACCTTACGGCGTGGACTCAATGCCGATAGTCCTCGATTTCGGTATCCCACCACTCGGGGATGTACTGACTTTCAGCATACTCCCTTGCTTGGGCTTCCATGTCATCGACTAGCTTGCACAGTGCCATACGGTGATCGGTAGACATAATGATCAACTTGCGTATAGGACCATCTGCTTCGAGAATCCACCAATCACCCTCTCTAGCTGTGGTAAAGCTAGTCCCCATCTGATGCAGGCTCAGTTCTAAGAAGGCTCTCGAGCTGGCTTCGGGAGACGTAGATCCTGCCTCCCGTCCTGATATGCGGGATATGGCCTGACTGCACCATTCGTAAAGCCCTTTTATAGTTTCTTTCAGACCTTTCGCCAAAAAGATAAGTCGCCAAGTCACTGATTGTAAGGAGTTCACCATGCATCATGCCCTCCTGTTGACGCCTGTTGGGGTGCCTGCTGCTGCTGCCCCCCATCGGGCTTGTTAACAAACAGATTCATGCGCCCAGCGACAGGCCATGCTCGGCTGTCCTGGCCGACCTTTTGCTTGATGGTCAGCTGCATCTGAGCGCCTGATTGGACTAGCTGCTGATAGAGCTGCTGCACAGCGGCCTCTTGCTGGGGTGTCAGTGGGTATGGCCTGTTGGCTGCATCATCCCATCCGTTGTTGAAGGTGATCCAGGCGGATGCCTGATATTCCACGGGGATATTGTTTGCCGTGGCGCTAATGTTGTTCTTAAAGGTAATCTTAGAATTACCCATGTGCGGTTTGTTGCTCATATTGCCTCCTAGAAAGGTATGTCGTCTGCGAGTTGTTGTTTGCGCTGCTGTACAGCGCTCTTGATGATGCCGTTAAGCTCTGGATTCTTATCGGCTACTTGGTTCAATGCATCGCGGTTATTGGCAATCCAGCCCTCAAGCTCCATGTCGGTAGCGCAAGCATTGATCTCGTTGCAGGTATCCATCGGGTGATACTTCTTACCATTGATAGTCACTGACTTGCTATCAGCCTGCTGTGTCAAGTTAGCGGGCTTTGCCTGCTGTGCCGGTGCTACCTTCTTTGGTTGAGCTGGCTTTGACGCTGGAGTGTAAGCAGGCGGTGCTGCTGCTGTTGCATCGTTACCATCGTCATCGACTGCTGGTATGCCTGCAATGGCCTGCAAAGCGTACCGTCTTGCGTACGTTAAGCATGAGCCTGCTGACTGTGCATCAAACTTTGACAGCGGCAGCGTGTAGCTTGACTTAATCCACTGACCAGACTCGTGCATCAGTATGGTTTCTACGCCGGCAGAGTTCTCCTCACGTACAGGAAACTGCGTGTAGCTGAGACCATTGGCAGCGAATGAGTCTTTGATGGCCTTGATGACAGAGCTTAGATCCGCATAGCTCGATTTAAAGAATGGATTGCTGGAGTCCTTGACTGCGCCACCCATTTCACCCTGCGCCTTGCATAGCGCTTTAGCCAGGTGATTAACCTGTTCACTCATTTCCATATTCTTCTGGCCTCCTCTAAGTAGCCTGGGGGTTCTTGCCAGCACAAGTCATCCCACTCGGGGCTGACCAGGTCAAGCAGATCCGAGGTGCTGTCTGCTAGGGTTAGCATCTTCTCGGTCACTGAGTTCTGCCGCTCGGTCTCTCTGATCACATCGTCTAGGTAATCGGGTGTGAGTTCGTCGCAGTTGTACTGGGTAAACAGTCGGTAGTCAGATTTGTTCACGTACAGTAACCAGCATGGCATGCCCCCATTGAGAGCTCTGAAGCCTGCTACCTGGCTCACGTTAGCCTGCTCCCACATACCCGATAGCTTGCTGGGTAATGAGTTCTGCGCCCATCCGGTCTTGGTGGTCTTGCTGACCTTAGACCATTTGGTCTTGAGATCGCCGCGCCAACAGTAGTCAGGAAGGGTCATATACGGGATCTTGTTGTCGCCAATGAAGCCCATAAGTTTGCGCTCATCGACTCGATTAGGGTCTTTGACCATGGCCTCACGCAATCCCTCGACAGCGTTACTGATGACGTTTGGCAGTTCTACCTGGTATTGGTCTGCCTTCATCTCATCGGTGCCGTTGTCCCAGGTGCGTGGTACGTACTTGCTAAACTCCTCAAGCGCCCAATCGATGGCCTCGTTAACATCGCCACCGGCAAACAGCACCTTATCTGCTGCGGTCTGCGCTAGCCTGCCGCAAACCATGTTGCTGTTAGCTGATTGGTTGTAATCAGACTCTAGCTTGCGAATGACCGACCAGGCTTCATCGATGTCATCCTGGGTTGCCCAATCGGATTTCACTATCTCCCAACACTGCTTGAGTTTGGGTCTGATAATGCATTTATCAAACAGCGTTTTGCTGCGTGTTCTGCTCCGAGGGTTTGAGTGCCATCGGTAGTGATGACGCTCCGCCCACTCGGGCAGCGGTAAGTCATTCTGATCGTATGACTTCATGTTGCCTCCTTGTTGTCTTATTTCTGCCTGTATTGGCATTGAATAGAACATTAATTGCATTGACTCTACCTGTCAACCCCCATACACTCCGCGCTAAAGTGTGACAGAAAAAGACTATAGGTTATGAAAAGCATGACACTCGACCAGTGGAGAGTCCGACAGAAATTGAGTTACAACAAGCTGGCCAAGCTGCTTGGTGCGTCTCACGCAACGATTGCCAGGCGTTGGTGCCAGCCTACAGGTGCAAAGGATCGGATGATCCCGAGCCCTAAATACATGGAGCGGATCGTGCTGCTCACGGATGGAAGGGTACAGCCCAATGACTTCTACCTCCAAAGGCGAGACTGAAGATAAGGTACACCTCCGAGTCGTTAATTGGCTCAATGCCGTTCTGCCCCCTGGCTATTTGTTACATCACTCCCCCAACGAGGGGAAACGCCACATCAATTTCAAGACCAAGCTGAAGCGTATGGGCACCCAGTCGGGATGGCCTGACCTGGAGCTGTTCATCCCTGATGACGGGTTTTTAGCAGGTGTGCAGCCTCGCCCCATCTTTCTAGAGTTGAAGCGTACCAAAGGCGGTAGGCTCTCAGAGGCTCAGATTGCCCTCTCAGAGCGTTTTAGGGGCATGGGTATACATTGGTACTGCTGCAATAGTGTTCGTGCTGTGAGGGACGTTCTACGGCCTCTCGTGGCTATCAATGAGTCCGACCTATCGGATTCTTACTTGGAGGACTGGTGAAATGCTAGTTAGAGAGATTGATGAGTTGATCATCAAGGCGTATGGATGGGAAGCCTGTGCTCGATGCGACGGCTATGGTTTTCTGCTTGAGGAAACTGAGACGGTTGAGCTGCCCCAGGGCTACCGCAACGTGCAAACTGTGAGGATTTGCAGAGAGTGCTGCGGCAGCGGCAGGGCGATTGATTAAATTTTATCGACGAGCTGTATTCGCTCGCCTATCCATCTCATAACAGGCACAGCCATGCTGTTGCCAATAGCCTTGTAGCGCTGAGTATCTGGCGCGTCTGCCTTGCCCCTGTACGGTACGTTAGTGAACCCATCGGGGAACCCTTGCAAGCGCTCGCACTCTGTGGGTGTAAGTCGTCTGACCGCCATGCTCTGCTGCACAATGCCTCCCCCGCGCTGAGAAAAAACCTCCTGATTACTAGCGCCAATGCCGCCAGAATTACGACTACTCTGGTTAAGCGTTGGGTGGGGATTGTCTGGGCTGTCCCAGTGACTTCCTTTGTTTTGGGAGTTAAATGCAACCAAATGAGTCGCATCTTTCCAATCGCGCGCTTTCAGCGCGGACGCCGTGCCGTCGCACTCGTAATCACCAAAGCCCCTCATCCTGGCGGTAACATAATGCCCGTTCTTGAGTGACTGATGGGTTTGTTTGGTTAGTCCGCACTCAGTATCTAACGCCCCAACTACCAGCGCGTCGCATTCTACTCGCTCGTTTCCTGTGCGACTGAACGGAGGGCCTGCAACAACTGTGGAGGCAATGTCTTTTGCCTTCTCT